GGGACATGGAAGGAAAGTTAGAAAACGAAACGTATAAGTTTGATGTTAAAGACATGAAAAAATTTAATAGGTCTGATGATAAAGTCCAAGATGAAATGGCTTTAGTTGAACTTAAAAATGTTAGGGGAAATGATGGTTGGATGCACGGTAAAGCAGATCTCGTTGTTTTTAAAAGAACAGATTACTTTCTAGCAACTAAACGCTCTTCTCTTTTAGAATGGGTAGAAAAAAATAAAGGTCAACCTGAGTCTTGGTCCTTTGTTAAAAAACCTTACGCTATTTATGATAGAAAAAAATTTGGTAAACAAGATGAATTTTGTTGGGTTCCATTTGAAGATATAGAAAAAAATGTAGCCTGCATAAAAATTAAACATAAAAAAATATGAAATGGAATAAACTATACGAATACCCTAAATCTATTAGGGAAGTTATAAACGATCAAAGGCACTATGATGTTGGTAACGAAAAATTACCATCTGTTACAACGATACTATCTGCCACAGAATCTGAAGAAAAAAAACAAGCCATAGCTAAATGGAAAGCTAGAGTTGGTGCTGTTGAAGCTGAACGTGTCAAAAATACGGCAGCTACACGAGGTACTTCAATGCATAGCTATTTGGAGTATTATATTAATGGAGAAGGCCTTCTAGATCTAACAGAGAGCGGCGTAGAAGCGCAAAAGATGGCTGAGACTATCAAGGACAAGGGGTTTAATGAATTAGAAGAAATTTGGGGCTCTGAATGCGTTTTATATTACCCTGAATTGTATGCTGGTCAAACCGATCTTTGTGGTATTTATCAAGGGCGCGAAAGTATAATTGATTTCAAGCAAAGTAACAAGCCTAAAAAAGAAGAGTACATAGGTGATTATTATTTGCAATTAGTGGCCTATGCTATGGCCCACGATGCGGTATATAATACTAAGATTGAACAAGGTGTAATATTGATGTGCACGCCTGACTTGTATTTTCAAAAGTTTGTCCTTAATGGGGCAAGATTTAGGCAAGTAAAATGGGAATGGTTAAGGAGATTAGATGAATACTATAGAACAACTAATACGCGAGTGTGATAATCTAGCTGCGCGCTACTACAGGCTGGACTCTGGTAGCAAGGAGCGAGCGGCGGGGGACTGGCAACTGAAGGTTGCAGAAGTAGCTAAATTGATTAAAAGTGAGTCTAAAAAACCCACTTTGAACGAAAAAGAGAGGTTTGAAAAACAATAAATGTGTGTTTGTGTGTACTTTGTTAAGGATTTGTGTGCTCGTAAACCATTGATATATAAGAGAATTCTATATAAAACACACAAATACACAAATATTTTTTATAAATTTGGGTTATATATATCTATATTATATATAATACTCTATAAGGGGAAATGTGATAGAAAGAAAATATGAAAAGGTACAAGAAATCCAAGTATAAACACATTGTTATCAACAGGAAGAAGTATTACTTTTACAAAATTACTTGGGTCGACATAACAGGTGATGCTGGGCACGCTACAGCAGAAGAGTTTGATAAATTTGATGCAAGTACAATGACCACAATGGGTTATGTTTACTCAAAAGATAGAAAGTTTTTAAAGACGTTTGCTAGTTATGATAACAGGGATGAAGTATTTAGTGATAGAAATATCTATCCTATTGGTTGTATATTAAAAATGGAAAAAGTTAACATATGAAATGTTTTTATTGTGATAATGAAGTAAGATGGAATAATGATTTTGATACCGAGGATACAAATCCTGATTCAGAATACTCAATAGTAAGTATGTATCAATGTGACAAGTGCGATACTTGGTATGAAGTTTATCATAACAAAAAGGAAACAAATGGCGACTAGAGAAAAAGCAAATAAAGGTAAAGTTTTAAAATACATACAAGAGCAGTTTGAAAATGCAAAGGAAATGAAATTGTTTCAAATGCTACGTAAAGAAGTTGAGATTGGTAAAAATGGTACTCAACGATATGTGATTAAGAAAGGACCTAATAAAGGTAAAATCGTTGGTTAGTTTTGGTGCAGTTATTTTTTTATTTGTTCTTGGGTATTTGATTTTTTTTCTTGCTCTATAACTTCTGTAAAATCTGCTTCAATTAAACCTTTGTTATCATCTAGGATTCTTTTCATTTTGTTCATCAACTGATCTGCTGACATATCTTCAACTTTGTTGTGATGTATAATTTTTTGTTCAATATATAATCCTGCTGCTTTACCTCTAGCTACTTCTGCATTTGTTGCAGCTGACCATGCACCCTTCGCTCTGGCTTCATCTCTGATTCTAGCTAACTCAGTTATATGTCTGCCGTAAGTTACATCATATTTCTTTTGGTACTCATCTCTCAGTTCACCAATGTATTTTACAACTAATGGATATTTGTTTGGATTAGTTAGTTCTGCAGCTGTAGTACCAGCACGGTCTTTTTCATAACCTGCTTCAATAGCACATTCTGTTTTAGTTTTTCTGCCTTCGTTTGTCACAAGTAATTGTGCAAACTTCATCTGCATTTCTGTTAATCTTTTTGGTAATCCCATCTATTGACTATTAACGTATATTTGCGTAAATTGCAATAATCTATAGATACGGGTCAGGACGGGAGACTGCACTGGCCCCTCATAAAGATATGATTAACGGAAAACAATTTAAATTAGTTACTGATAAATTTTTGACGTCACCTGTTGTGCAAAATGCAAGGGTACAGGTTTGTTTACCTAACGGAGAATTTTGTGACATCAAAGGTATTCAGTTGATGGAAAATAAACTCATTGGAGTTAGAGAGTCTCATAGGTTAGTTATAACCATAGAACCAGAACAATGGCGTATGGGTAAGGTAATCAAAAAACTATAAAAAGGCTTAAAAGGGGCTTAGGGGGGTAAAAACTAAACTCGTTAAAAAGATATGCAATGGTGCTTATATAAATATTTTTTTAGACAGAGTTTGATTTAACCCCCTCCATGTCCCCTAAAACAATGCAAAGGCTACGTTGAAACCTGAGAGAAAATTTTGGTTAGAATTAAAAGAAAAAACTCCAAATATAATTTGGAATAGAATAGAAAATTTGGCAGTTCCAGGCGTTCCAGACCTATTGGGATATAATAAAAATTATCATTTTTTTACTGTTGAGTTGAAGGTTACAAAAAGTAGAAAAGTACGGTTTTCACCACATCAAATTGCCTTCCATATGAGGCATCCTAAGAATACATTTATCTTAGTTAAGTCCCTCGCTTCTAGTCTCTCGAATCTTTATGAGGGCAGTCAGATCGAGGAGCTTGCTGCTCGAGGCTTGCGGCTTGATGCTTGCTGCTCGGGGCTTGAAGCTTGCTGCTCGCTACTTGAAGAGCTTGGGGCTTGAGGCTTGTTGCTTGCGGCTTGCTGCTCGAAACTTGCATACTGAACAAAATTCGTAGTGTTACATTGATGGAGGGCCGTTGTATCCACCGTGCAACCATGGGCCAGAGCGCTCTTCTTAGTGCTGGCCATATGCTACATTCTTAACGTTTGGATCCCAACAGGCTCTGCAATCTTTACAGGCGTTGTCCTGGTCTGGAGCTGGGCACGTCCTACCGCTTGTCACCACAGTGGATGTATGAGGCCAGGCGTTTGATGCAGGCTGGTCCACCATCGGCATGCTGAATCTTATCACCAGGTTATCTGGCGCATATTGCAGGTATGGCTTGACCCACGCTTCCCGCGTCGGCATCCAGTGCTTAACGTCTGGGGTCCTTCTTGCAACTTCAAAAATTTTTGCTAGGTGTTTCAAATCTTGCACGTCACCAGAATCGTGCCATCTAAAATATTTTGATTTTTTAGATTGCAACAGGTAAGTCATTGCGCGAACCCAGTAAGGGTGCTTGATAGACGCCAGGCGCCTGTATTGTGCTTCCTGCACAACTTTAAATACATAGCAGCCTTTGAGAGCGTAACAGCCATAACAGGTGCTGCCTTCTATGTTCTGGAGCTTCTTACCAGTTTTGCATTCTGCAGCTGGTATACCATATGCCCAGCCAGGCATTTTGGAGGGCTTACTTAAACCGCCCACTAGTTTTAATGCTTCTTGTGTCTTCATATTTTCCTTTCTGTTGAAGTGCCCAGCGTGCTGTTCTGGCAAACGCTCTTATGAACAAAACTTCGGGTCTCAAGGACCACCCGCTGGGTCTTACTTACTTTTACCATAAAATCCTATATTGTCAAGCTTGTTGCTTGAAGCTTGAGGCTTGGAGCTTGGCGCTTGCTGCTTGATACTGTCAAAAAATTTCTGGCAGCTCTTCAGGTACGCTGGAGGCAGGTCCCTGTGATCATCGGTGAACCAGGGCAGCAGGTCGTTGTGTTTAATTCTCTTGCGCATACTTCCTCATCGATACAGCCAGATCCTGTATGTGGGCCCAGAGCCATTGGCCGCTATAATTTTCAAACGGTTTCCAGGCGTTGTCTTCAAGAAATTTAAAAAATTTCTCATCCGACCATTTTTCATAATCCTCAGGGAGGTCGTCGTATAAAAATTGACTGGCAGCCCAGATAATGTCTTTTTCATATTGTGTCATTAATTTAATCCTTCCTTTCTGAAGCCAGATCTTACCACGGCTGAACAATAATTTCTAAATAAATTTTCAGACCATAGTTTTGTTTCTGGTAACTTCTCTTCCATCTTTTTACGAATGTCTTTCCAGTCCGCATCGTTGAAGCTGTCCAGCAGCTCGTTGTATTGTTTTTGTGTAATCATATTTTCCTTTCTGTTATGCCCCGTTGAAGTTTTGAATAGCGCTACGGGGCCAGAGGGCTAATAACCTATATTATCCTATTTGCATTTACCTGTCAAGCTGCTTGAAGCTTGACGCTTGCGGCTCGAAGCTTGCGGCTCTTCCCCTGTTCGTGGATCCTGCCTTTACGATCCATCCAATAGGGCCAGCATAGAAAGCTAAAACTTTTATTTATTTCATTTATAATTTCTTGTTTAGTCCGTTTCATAATTTTTTGGTCAAGTATCCCATTGCCTAGGTTTACCTCCAATGTACTTGACCCCAGGTCCATTAATTATACTAACGCCTCGTCAGGCTTAATGGACCAGGGCTCAAGTTTGAGCGCTGATCACAGCGATTGTTAAATCGCTAACTAGTATTGTTACCTGTGACCAGTGCTCAAGTGAGGCAGTTATTATCAAGGCTCATACCCCAGGAGCCAAGTGGTCAAGTCACGTTCCAGTCCATATCTATACGTGCGTTCGTTTCAATTCCGTCGAATTGAAGTGTTGGACACCTTGACCACCAACAGAAAGATTGTTCTTATCTTAGACCGATACATTGCTGTTCATCTTACGAGAACAATATTTCTAATCCTATATAATCCTACTTGACAAGAATGTCAAGATGTAATAAAAATTAATTTTAACAGAAAGGAAACAAATGAAAAAAATAACACTCAATGCTGAAAAGCGAAACTCGATTGCAAATGTAATCGAAACTCATTTTAGAAATGCAAACTCTAAAGCGAGAATAAATTGGTTATTAGCAAAAAATGCTTTTAATGACCATAAAGAAAAAATGCATAGTTTGGCTTACAAAGTTGTAAGACAACATCAACCACAAGAGGACATAGACACAATCAAATCTATGATATCAAAGTATGGGGATAATGGTGGTCAAATCTATAATGATAAATGTTTTTATTTTGAAACTAATTATATAGATGAGGAAGATGGAAAACCTAGAACTAAAGATATACATTTAGATTTTGGTTTGCGTTATGACTTTGCATTATCTTATTTTGATGATGAACTAAGAGAGCAAGGTTTAGACCCTGATAATGAATATAAATACAAGGCAACAAAAAATCCTCATTATCATTCTATGTATGATAAAAATAGAAAGTATCTTGGTATGCATCATAACGAGCAAATCAGGAAAGGCGAAAACATAGAGGATAATTGGAACGATAAATATAAGTTTGAAGTTATCGGTAGCCAATACTGTGGTAGTCGTCATTTCAAAGTTGATAATGAAACTTTTGAAGTTTTAAATCAATTTAAAATTATGCAAGAGAAAGTCGTATCAACCCACGAACAATTTTATGATTACATAAAATCTAAAATGGAAAAAGTTAGGTTAGGTTTGAAATCATATAAATACTTTGATGAGGCAAAAGAACTTTGCGACAAGTTAGGAATAGCTTTAAATGAAAGTGTATTAAACACAGATAGTAGTTTAGCACTATCAATTTATAATCCTAGTGCTTTGGCAAGTCTTTTATCAGACAATGAGGCGGAAGATAATAAAGCTGATATTATAGCACAGTTTAAATCAGGTAAATTAAATCAAGCCATAAATTAGGGTATTGACAAATGTATGGGATAATATATTATCCCATACATAAACAGAAAGAAAACAGAAAGAAAACAGAAAGGACAATATGGATATAAATGTAGTAGATGAAACAAACTATGAGGGTTTTGTGGAACTCTTAAAAAAACACACTCATTTTAAAATTTCTTACTTTGCTAAAAAGTATGGTAAGTTTATTTTTAGAAATGGTATGTGGACAGAAAAATGTAAAATCGATAAGGATAGAGGGTCTATAACTTATTTTGATACAGACGCAAATGGTTATAGAACTGCAACATCAGGAATACAAATAGCAATTAGAAAAAAGGGGGAAACAATTCAATGAGTTTAGAACTAGCACTAACTTTATTGGGTCTACTATTAATGATAGTAGGCTCAATATTTTATATTATCTCAATGTTAATGGAACGACACTACGACAGAAAACTTTGGGAGTTAGATAATAAATTAAAACAAGATGAGAAGTGGAGAAAGGAGTATAGAAAATGAGCGACAGACACAGTTGGTGCCACGGACCATACTGCCACAAAAAAGAAACCCAAGATAGGGTCCGAGGTGTAAAAGGAAATAAAGTATTAAGAACAAGACGAGTGCGTTGGTATCAAAGTGAATATGAAAGTAAATGGAATTATTTTTGTGGTCAACGATGTATGACAGATTATATTGATGAACACTTGCAAGCTTTCATTAGAATAGCACCGAGACCCGAGCCGCTAGAAACACCTTGCGAGGTTACGACAAGAAAGGTTCAAGGAACTAGTTATAATTGGCAGACTAGGGAAACCGAGCCGCATACTTATACAGAAAAAACAATAGTAGTTGACAATGTAAATAGATAATGTATTATCCTATATATAAACAGAAAGGAAACATATGAATAAAAAAGAAATGAAACCTGAATATCAACAAGGCGGCGCAAAGCGAGGAGAGATACTTGCTAAAGCTGTTCAGTATCTTCGAGATACAAGATTAATGATGTCTCAAGCTGACAGACAACACTTTCTTTTAAATGAGATTGGTTTGTCTAGTACTGAATATTTGCAAGTATTGAATAAAGCATCTGACGGCGCATTGGTGGAGGGTCTATGGAAATAACAATAAAAGATATTAGACCTGAATTCAAAATAATAGAAGATGTAAAAGATGAGCCGACTTTAAAGTCGGCTCAAGAGTTTGTTGGTGGATATGTGGAAGGCATATCTTTCCCTAACGGTGATTACTTAATCATCAATGAGGAAGGCAAGTTAATTGGTTTGCCAATCAATGAAGACGCAACAAAGTTATGGAAGGATACGTTTGACAATGATAACTACATAACTGGTCGAGATGATTGGGTTGCTGGTAACGCAATCCTAATTAAAAAGAAAGCATTGAAACGTTGGGCAGCATAGCCCACATGTGCGGCGCCCTGCGGGCGCCGCGCTTCGCCGCCTCGGGCCTTCGGCCCTCGGCGTCGGGGATCGAGAGAGGTACCAAGTCAATTCCAATTTTAGAAATCCTGCTTGTAACTTGTTTCTTTAAATAAAAAAGGGATCCTAAACTTGACCCTTTATCTCTTGATTTACATTTAAATAAGCTTTAAATACTTTTAAGGTTCCAAAATTAAACCTAAAAAAATTTTGCAAAAATTTTTTATGAATGAAAAAAAGACAGTTAAATTAGAAATTATTTCTCCAAGTATTGTACCTAATGTGTATTTATTACATTCTAGTGGAGGTTTTCATTATTTTTCAACTTGCTCAGAAGATAAACATATAAAAGAAATATATAGGCAAAATATATGGCCATGGATAGAAGTTTTAAAAAATAACGAAGGAATAGAGTATAAAACCTATAGGTATCCAAGACCTACTAAAAGAGATCCATACCCTAAACTAAATCTTAGAGTAAAAGGGGAAAAGATTAAACTAAATTCTATACCTAACGGACTATACCCTTTTAAAACATTTTATATACATCGATTAATAGCCAAAGCTTTTTTAAAAAATGAATTTAATTTACCTGTAGTAGACCACATTAATTCACACACTGTCGATTATAGAATAGAAAATTTAAGATGGCTTTCTCATTCTGAAAATAACACAGGAAAAAGACCTAAAATAGGTTCTGATAAATTATATGATATATATAGACATAAAAAATTAATATGAAAATAGATTTAGATAAAATTAAAAAATTACCACCCGATGTTAGGAAAGATTTCATGCAGACGTTCATCAAGTATCAAGAAAAGAAAAAGGAGTCTTTAATACAAAATGATTTTATGTCATTTGTAAAACATGTTTGGCCTGATTTTGTAGAAGGTAAACACCATAAGATCATTGCAGATAAATTTAATAAACTAGCTGAAGGTAAAATAAAAAGATTAATTATTAATATGCCGCCCAGACATACTAAGTCCGAGTTCGCCAGCTACCTGCTGCCCGCTTGGATGGTGGGTAGAGATCCGAAACTCAAAATCATTCAATCAACTCACACCACAGAACTAGCTGTTAGATTCGGTCGTAAAGCAAAAACTTTAATGGACTCTGAAGAATACAAACAAGTTTTTAAAACTAGACTTAGAGAAGATTCTCAGGCTGCGGGTAAATGGGAAACACAACAAGGTGGTGAATACTATGCGGCTGGTGTTGGATCAGCCATCACAGGACGGGGTGCAAATCTATTAATCATCGACGATCCACATTCAGAACAAGACGCATTAAACATGCAAGCTCTTGAGCGAGCTTATGAATGGTATACATCAGGTCCTCGTCAACGTTTACAGCCTGGTGGAGCAATTGTACTTGTAATGACAAGATGGAATACTAAAGACTTGACTGGAGCACTGTTAAGCGCGCAGCGAGAGGCTAAAGCTGATCAATGGGAGATCGTAGAGTTTCCTGCAATCTTACCATCAGGTAAACCTGTTTGGCCAGAGTATTGGAAGTTAGAAGAATTAGAAGCTGTAAAAGCTTCTGCTGGAATTCAAAAATGGAATGCGCAATATATGCAAAATCCAACTTCAGAAGAAGGAGCTATTATTAAACGTGAATGGTGGAATGACTGGGAACCAGATTATATTCCAGCACTTCGTCACGTGATACAATCATATGATACAGCGTTTATGAAAAAAGAAACGGCTGACTATTCTGCTATTACAACTTGGGGAGTGTTCTATAGAAACGAAGATTCAGGACCACAGTTAATATTATTAGATGCTGTAAAAGATAGATTTGAATTTCCAGAACTAAGACGAGTTGCCTTAGAACAGTATGGTTATTGGAAACCTGAGACAGTTATTATTGAATCTAAAGCTTCTGGTTTGCCTTTAACTTATGAGTTGCGAAAAATGGGTATTCCTGTTATTAATTATACTCCTAGTAAAGGCAACGATAAGCATACTAGGGTTAATAGCGTAGCTCCACTATTTGAGAGTGGCTGCATATGGGCGCCCAAAAATAAAGATTTCGCACAAGAAGTTATTGAAGAGTGCGCAGCCTTCCCTTATGGAGATCACGATGACTTGGTGGATTCTATGACTCAGGCGGTTATGAGATTTAGACAAGGTGGTTTCTTAGAACATCCTGAAGATTACAAAGACGAAAAACTACCACAACAACAGAAGACGTATTACTAATGCTTTGGAAACTAATCAGAGATTTTAAATTAAAAAATGGCAGAATGCCTTTTGGTAGAGAGTTAGAGCAATTAAAAAAAATGGCTTTAGAACTTGAGTACCGTGAGAAGCTAGTAAGAATACCTGAAAAAAATTTTCCACCATTTTATGAAGCTAGACCTATGGAAGGTCCTAAAGCAGAAGTTAAACAATTTCCAAAAGAAAAAATAGTTAGACAACCATCTGAAACTACTGAACCAGGTGGCCTAGAAAGAATTGCAAAAGAGTTAGAGGATATGCAAGAGATTGGAAAAGAATATAAGGATACAAGTGTATCTGATTTCTTATCTGACTATTTTGATATGCCAAAAAAAGCTCCACCAAAAAAAACTATAACTGAATTAAATGGTGTCAAGTTATATGGTGATGAAACATTTGAAGAATTACAAATTATAAAAGACACAGGTAAGCATCCAAGAAATAAAGCTGCTGGTGGAAGAATCGGATTCAAGAAAGGTTTTCCTAAAATAAAAATGAAAACTCCAAAAGGTGCAAGAGAACCTTTGAAGCGAGCAGCGGGGACTTATGGATCAGGAGAAGACTTATATAAAATTTTAAAAGAAGAAGGCATTACTATGGATCAAGCTGTTAAAGAAGCCATTGATGATATGCCAAGATTATCTGGCGATACAAAATATGATGCGGATGCTGTTGCAGATGTAGTTTATGAAAAATTAGGTATCGATCCTACTACATTAGATCAATATCATTTATTAGATGTGTATGACAATGCATATCAACAATTAGTTAAACAGAAACGAAAATCAATGTATCAAACAGCAGCTGAAGATAGTTTAAAGAAAATGGACCCACAAGCTGAGACGTATGCAAAAGAACTTGAGTACGACGTAAACGAAC